GTCGGCGGTAGTGCTGAACACTAAACGACCTGGCATATCATTGGAGCCAGGGGTGCCGTCTACTTCTACCCTAATTTCTGCGGCAATACTCTCCAAGTCTGTGCCATCAGCGCCTGAAAAGCGAATGACTCCTAACTGGTCTCCATTGGCAACAATTGTGTTACTGCCATTTGTACTTCCTCCAGATTTACCAAAACTTAATACTGCGCCAACATTGTCAGTTCTGTTTACTACAGCAGTAAATGCTTCGTAGCTTGAATTAGTGGATCCTTCATAAAAAACGCCACCCACTGGATCAAAAGGTGTACCAACTCGACGACGACTGCTTGTCCCCACCAGCAACCTGCCGGAGCTGTCAATGCGAGCCTTCTCTTCTGGGCTACTAACTCCGCCACCTATAGCAAAAGCAAGAGTATTAGCGGATGGTCCATAGATCATTGCCCCGCCGTTATTGAACTCAATGTTGGGATTTAAGTTAGAAAGGCGGATGTTACCTTGCACATCAAGGGCTGCGCCAGGACTTGCGGTGCCAATGCCAACGCTCCCGGCTGATGTGACTATGATTCCAGTGGTAGCTCCAAGGGCGGTATTGCCGTTGTTATTGGTGATGTAAAGTTTATCGTCAGAGTCTTTAATCCCAATTTTGTACTCTACTTGCCCCTCGTGAACCAACCGCACGGCAAGATCTCCAGCTCCATTCGCGCGCCGTACATCAATAAACTCCAGAGGCGCACTAGTCCCAATGCCAATCTTGCCCGAGCTGGTAACACGCACCCATTCACTGGTGCCACTTTGTGAGCGGATGCGATGCTCACCAGCATTAAGCACCATAAGATTAGGTTCGATGGCATGAGAGCCACCGAAAAGACCGATGTTGGCGCCGGTACCATCACCACCAAAGATATTGAGATCACCTGTACTTGTGCTGTTGCGAATGTCTGTGGAGTTGGCCAGCTTGAAGGTCGTACCTGAGAAGAAAGCTCGCGTTACGTTGTTGGTTTGGAACCCAACGTTGCCTGCATCTTGCGCAGTTATGTATAGTGTCCCCGTGCCACGGTTGAGAAGATATGAGCTGGTATTTGGCCCTGCATCCGGGCGAATCAGCCGCAGACCATAATCCGAGTAAGTCGTATCGCCAACCAGATCAATGTAAGCATTGCGGTCGCCGGTAGCACCTGCGCCGATCTGCAGCTCCGCATCATTGGTGTTATTTGCGCCAATGCGGGCTGGGCCTGCAACATGCAGCAACGTGGAAGGCGTTGTGGTGCCGATGCCAACACCGCCAGAAGAATCAATAAATAACCTGCCAACACCATTCGTACTGATGGCAAATTGATCAGCCCCTGGGCTGTAGATGCCGGTGTTGACGTCATTACCTACAACCAATGCGGGTGCGGCTGCAGATCCTAGTGTGACAACACGAATTTGACCAACAGAGTCAATAATAAGTCGACTGGACCCACCAGTACTAACACCTAGTTGATCTGTACCAGCACCATACAAACCTGGTGCAATACTAGCGCCAGTACCAACTTGAACACTTGGAGCACTAACAGTGCCCGCTGGAGCTACTACAACTGCACCTGAGATTTGAGTTGTAAATACACCTGACGCCGCATTGACAGTAGTGCCGCTAATCGTTACGCCACTAACAGTTGTGGCTCTAACAGTCGCACCAGATACAGTACCTGTTGCCGTTACGTTGCCAGTAAAGGTTGGGTTCTGAACTAATCCAGAGATGGCTACACTTTTATCTACGCCCCCATCAGTGAAAGTAATAGTATCAACCTTCAAAATCCCGTAAGGCATTTGTAAACTCGCTCTTGTTTTTTAATTTTAACTCCGGAAAGTTTAAGTGAATATAGTCTATGTCAAGCCTTTCAAGTGCAATTTGATCTGCTTTCAGTGCTGCTTCTTCTGGATTGCTGTAATAGCCAAAATATTCTAATTTTCCATTAATTTTTAACATTACTCGCCACGGTTTATTCGGGCGTGATTTGGTGTGCACTACCCACCTAAAACCCGATTTATTTTTAACGCGTTTTCTGTTGTATTGGTTTTGGCTAAACGTAACAATTCTTAGCTCTCCTCTATTGTCTTCTGAATTTTGAGTGACGTGATCAATATATTCCCCTGGAAGAACAAGTCGGTTGTTTAGCAGTGACCACCTGATGCGATGGCATAGGTAAAAACTTTGTTTGTATTTAACTCTCCAATATTTTGGGCCTTTATTTGGAATACTGCCTGCCATTGAACCGGCCCTTTTTCCGCCTTGCTTAGATGGATTTATCTTCCAAATAAGACCTGAAGGAAAATCTTCTGTTACTTCAAAAACACTTTGTAACTCTTCTAAAGGTGGCAGCGGCTTGTGCTGGTTCAAAGGAAGTAAAACAACTTTATACAGTATACCTGTGGTTGATTTTAAGGCAGGATCACTAATGGTCCCTGGATAATAAACCCGGCAGTACCACCAGACACAACACCTGAGCAAACAATGGCAGGTGTTGCACCAGATGGGGTTGTAATTGTGATAGTACTACCAGTGATATTTGTAAATGCACCGGTTGCTCCAGTGATTGTTACACCTGAAACCCGTGAGCTAAAGTTGCCACTTGCAAAATTAGCTGTCGTACCTGTGGTAGTAGTGCCAGTAAGGGATGTAAAGTTGCCAGTAGTTGCAGTAACAGTGATGAATTGAGCAGTTGTTCCTGTTACCGTGGCACCAGATAAGGTAGTGGTGAAGACACCACTGACAAAATTAGCTGTCGTGCCAGTGGTATTTGTACCTGTTAACGAAGTGAAGCTACCTGTAGTTGCCGTAAGTGTAGTGAATTGACCCGTGGAACCGGTAACAGTAGTTCCACTAATTGTGCCAGTGACACTGATGCCGGATGCAAAGAATCCAGAACCAAGTGTTGTTGTTGTACCAGAGAATGTTAGATTACCAGAGAAAGTCTGGTTAACGGCGGTAAGATTTTGGAAAATACCAGAGGTTGCTTGGATGGTATTGCCAGTGATGGTTGCACCGGACAGCTGAGTAGTGTAGACACCGGAAACAAAATTGGCTGTGGTTCCTGTAACCGTCGTTCCTGTCAACGAAGTGAAGGTACCACTAACACCGCTGATCGTATTGAATTGCCCAGTGACGCCAGTTATGGTGGCACCTGTTAACGAAGTAAATGCTCCGCTGACACCAGTGACAGTTGTGAACTGGCCTGTAGTTCCAGTGACGGTTGTGCCTGATAAAAGAGTTGTAAAGACACCAGTAACACCAGTGACAGACGTAAATGCACCCCTGGTACCAGTGATGGTTGCACCGGACAGCTGAGTGGTAAAGACACCAGAAACTCCAGTAACTGACGTAAATGCCGCCGTAGTACCTGTTACTGTTGTTCCGCTAAGTGTTCCCGTGACATTCAATGCACCACCAATGGCGCCAGAACTTGCAACTGTAAGTGCGCCACTGGTACTTAAATTACCACTTGTATTGATGGAGCCACTAGAAGTTATTGTTCCAGTTACGGTTAAGTTGTTTTGAATTGCTTGTGATCCAGCTGTTAAGGTATTAAATGTTCCTGTGGCGCCACTAACATTGACACCGGTGACATTGGTGAATTGAGCGTTGGTACCTGTAACAGTTGCTCCAGATAACGTAGTAGTGAATACACCAGTAACACCAGTGATGCTTCCGCCGGATATTGTTTGGCCTGTGATCGTGGTGAATTGAGCCGTTGTTCCGGTAACTGTAGCTCCCGATAGGAGTGTGGGGAAAATACCGGTAACACCTGTTACTGATTGAAAATTACCAGTAGTTGCCTGGACGGTTGATCCAGTGATTGTTGTACCTGAAATCCTGGTAGTAAATGTTCCAGATACAAAGTTTGCTGTTGCGCCTGTAAATGTATTGCCGCTTACAGTTCCGCTGACTACTGCATTGTTTTGTACTAAGATTCCACTAAATGTAGCGTTATCACTGACTGTAATTCCAGCTGCGGTAATTTGATTTGCAACAGCCAGACTTCCTGAGATGCTTACATTGCCACTGAAAGTTTCACCCGTAACAGTGGCATAGTATTTGTCTAGGTATCCACGAAATTGCGTAAAAGTAATTTTCTTGTTGCGCAGCTGTGGGTCCACCTCATAGACGTGGACCAGGGTCATCAAGTCTTCTTCGTTGATATCAGCGCCATTAATTGCAGGAAATTCGCTGATCCGCCTACTTGCCACCTATCTATACTGCGCAGTATTATACCTAATTATAGTTCGACTTACTCAACGCATCCTTACTTCAATCCTAGGCAAAACATTGGTTGCACAATACCAAATTCCCTGAATTCCTGTTACAATACCGCAAGAGATCAGGAAAACAACCAACAATTCGGCAATTGTCAAGTTACGCCTTACGTAGACAACCTGTTGGGTTGGCTGCATTTGAGCCTGACTTGCCAAAGCTTGTTGCATTGCCATTTCCCGTGCACGAGCTTTCATTTCAGCAAGCTGCTCTGGGCTGATGCTCCCAGGGATAGGCATGTTGCTCGGGGGAATCTGGTCTTCCATGATGCATTAACTTTTCCCCTACACTAGCATTGAAACAAACGATTTGCAGCCATGCAATACGGAATTAGAAAAGGCTTAGAAGACATTGCGTTTGAACTGAAAGGAATCAGAAACATTCTTTCTGCATTCTGGAAACAGCAACACGACGGCACTGATGCAGATGTATTAAATCCACAGGCCTACGCTGATGAGTACATTTCGACAGAAGAGTGTGCCAAGCGATTGGATGTCTCTGACCAAACCATCCGTAATTGGATTGGTGCTGGCAAGAAAGATCCACTGAAAGGTTGGGTAGAGGGCATTCATTATGTCAATGTCACACCTGACCCCACGCGTAAAGCTGTCATCCGAATTCCATGGAACAATTTAATTGCTTCTTTTGGTAAGAACAAAAAGATTGATCTGTGGGATCATCAGCTCCAGGCAGGCCCCACCATGTACGCACGCCGTAATACAGGTCAGGACGAATGATAACCTATCGTTTTAAAGGTATTGATATCGGTACTGTTACCATAGAAAACCATGCAGATGTCTTGCCTGCATCAATAGTCAAACAGTTGCAGATGTTCATGCCTCCCGAGGGCTCTTTCGACGATGAATGCCTAAGAAGATACTTGCAAAACTTAAAACAATACGAAGAAGAGGACCCTAATTTTGGATTGACTCTTGCCAATCGTTTGCGCCTTGCGTTTAGTGATATGGCACCTGACACCATATGCAGTAAATTTCCTCTTGCAGATCTTCCCTTAAAACGTAGGCTTAGGTGCGTAGCAGAATACCTAATTCGCTCAGGAGAGCTTGAAAAACTTAAAGATGAAAAAGGCAAGCTTGTCAAAAAACGCGGCATGCTAGGTAAAATGGTTGTTCTATACAAACCAACGGTTAAGCTTCAAGAAACAATGCAAAAGCTGGGACTTAAAAAACATGAGTAGACGTGAAAAACTGATTGCTTCTGTTATTGGACCAGAGCTTGATGCAACAAAAACCAAGATGCTTGATGCCACCATAAAGCTAATTCTTGGTGATATGGGGCAACATTACTGCAAGATGTGGGACGCAGAGGGCCCAGGTGTCATGGTATTTGAGCCACAGAATACACGATCGATGTTCTTTTTAACACTTGAAGAACTGCACTCTGCTCAGGAGTCTGCTGAACGCGAGAACAACGGTGATCTAGCTGAAACATTCCGGCGTATTCTCGAAGCCGCACAGAAGATTGATCCAACAGAAAAAGCTGGATACATCATTAACGATGCCGAAGGAATCCGCTACCTGGAAGTTGAATACAACAAAGTCACAGAAAAGTAATGGCTAAGCATCCGCAACTACAAGCTAAAGAAGACTGGGAGTACATCACAAGTCGTGACCTGTTGATTGCGGCACATGAATTACTAGGCAATATCGATCTTGATCCAGCAAGTTCAGATCTTGCTAACACGTATGTCAACGCAACTGAATACTATACGCCAACCAAAGATGGTTTAAATGATCAACAGTGGTTCGGTAACGTTTATCTCTTCCCTCCAAACGGTGTCTACTTTTGGGAGAAAGCTAATCAGCGCTGGAAAAAAACCAGGAGTGGCGCATCTCCAACACTGGTATCTTCCTATGCAGTTTGGTTTCGCACCTTGTACAAAAAGTGGATGGCGCAAGAAATTAAGCAGGGTTTGTATTTTGCCAACTGCCCTGACATGATTCGATACGAACCAAAGATCTTTGATTTTCCTATGTGTGTATTGCACACTGCCCCAACCCTATGGCTAAGAACGGAAGGAAAAGTGAAGCTAAACAAAACGTGCACATCCATGTTAGTGTATCTCCCTCCTGTTGATGACGTGGAAAATTGCACCGAAAGATTTGAGAAAATCTACAGGGATCGTGGTCGCATCATCAGATAAATTCCCTATAGTGCATTTGATGAGACAAGGTTATGAGCGTTCTTGCTGACTGGGAAATTCGTGAGCTTGCCCTTAAAGAGGGTATGATTTCACCTTTTGTTGATCATTTGGTTAGCAAGGAAGATGGACGCAAGCTTCTGAGCTATGGTTTGAGTTCTTATGGGTATGATATTCGGTTGTCCCCTAAACAATGCTTAGTTTTTGGTAAGATCCAGGCCGGTGACTGTGACCCAAAAGCTTTTGATGCAGATATCCTTCGGCCTACTGAATTACTAGAAGATGAGAAAGGTCAGTACTTCTTGATTCCTCCTTATGGTTATTGCCTTGGCGTGGCAATGGAATGCTTAAATCTTCCACGGGATGTGACCGTTGTTGCTGTTGGTAAATCTACGTATGCCCGATCGGGAATTCTGGTAAATATTACGCCAGCCGAAAGCATGTGGCAAGGCTATCTTACTCTTGAGATCAGTAATTGTACTGGGCTCTTCAATCGTATCTATGCAAATGAGGGCATCACTCAACTGTTGTTTTATCGTGGCAATCCCTGCGAAGTAAGCTACCAAGATCGCAAGGGTAAGTACCAAGGTCAGCCAATGAATGTTGTGCTGTCCCAGGTCTAGACAAACTGTTTACCAAAGTTTGGTTTGGGTTTTCGGGCGTAACCAACACTACCGGTGCGCCCACCTGAATCACCAGTGCTTGGCAGAGCTACACCATCGATGGTTGCTTCTGATCTT